ACGTTCAGCACGTCGAGATCCTCGAGCTCGGACTGCAGCCCGTTCCAGTCGAAAGATTCGTCCTTGCCGGTGAGCACGAATCCCTCGCGCGTCGCGTCGTCGGGCAAGCGGTCGATCACTCGAGCTGCGAGCGCGTCCTGCTCGTACCAGTCGAAGAGCTCTTCGGGCGTCAGCTCCGGCTGCCGCTGGAAAAACGTGTATTGGCCTTTGTCGGGCGGACCGCCAAGGCCCGTCACCGCGTTCGCGTAGTCATCGGCCCGCATGGGCGCGCTGTCGTTCTTTTCGTCCGTCATCAGATCGGCTCCATTCTACAGATAGGCGAGGATCGACCCCGCGTTGGCTTCGTCTTCGAGAGCAAGCTCAGTCACCGCCCACACGAGCGCGTCGAGCCGGTCGGGTGATGGCTTGCCCGGCATCCACGTACACTGCTGCTCTTCGAGCTCGGCGAAGACGCCGACATGATGCACGCGGTCCTGTTCGTATAGTGCCGCCACGGGCTCGGCGCGCAGCAACTTGCCACGCGTCGCCCGGACGGATTTGTATGGCACGCTCGGGTCGATGGCCCGGAGCGTCGCCTCTACCATGTCGCCGCCTTGGTTCACCTCGGCGACGATGCGGTCGGCTCGATAGATCTTGAACAGGTCGATGGCCTGCTGCGCCCATTCGTGGGGGGCGCCTTTCATGGTCGCATCCTGCAGCACGAAGACCTCGCCATTGGCATCGATGCCGGCGACGATGATGCCGGTCATATCGCTCGACTCTTTTGCCGTGACAGCGGGGTCGATGGCGACGACAATGCGCACGAGCTGCGGACGGTTGCGCACGCGGTTATTTGCGATCGTGTCGAGTCGCCACAAAAAGCGATCATCGTCCTCGAGTATCTCGCCGTAAAGCTCCTGCAGGCCGCGGCGCGTCCCTTCAAAGTTGGCCCGCAACGCGTCGAGAACCTCGTCGGACAGGTGCGGGTTATCGAAGGTCGACGCGCGCGTCACGACCGTGTCCGGCATTGACTCGAGCTTGCGCAGAAACGGGTCGGGCTGCGGCGTCGTCGTCAGGATGGCGCGAGCCCAGCCAATGCGCAGCGCGGGCTCGATGCTTTCAAACCATGTTTTGTCAGGGTCGGGCCAGAAGCAAACCTCGTCGCCCCATACAACCGCAGCGTTTAGGCCGCGGATCGATTCGGGCTTGTCCGCCGACAGCACGCGACCGCGCACGCCGTTCGGCCAGACGACGAGCGAGTTACCCGGCTCCCATCGCGGGCGGAAGCTGGCCTTGGCGGTGGCGAGGATGCCCGAGCTGCCTTCGATGCAGGTCTGTCGCGCGTCCGTGTACGTGCGCGCGATGATGGCGATGTCGCCCGTGCGGATCTTCGATCGGTCTTCGGCGAGCTCGTTGACCCACTTCGCGCCCGCGTACGTCTTCCCGCCACCGCGACCAGCTCGCATTACCCATCGCCGCCACTTGCCGGGCGGCATCTGCTGGTGCCCGAGAGCCCAGATCGGCCAGTAATCCAGCAGCGCCTGAGCTTCGGCGATCGACAGCGAAGCGAGCAGCCCGGCCAGCTTCGTTTTGTCGAGCCGTCCAAGCCGGCGGATGATCTGCGGGGCGCTCACGGTTCGTCGGTTTCGTCGTCGGTCAAAAACGGTTTCAGCTTCTCGGCGAGCAAGTCGAGCGGGTTGACTTGATGCGTCTCGCCCGTGTCGTCGTCGTGCGCGTTCAGGTTCCGCGAATAGAGCTTGCCGTGCCGGCGGTAGAGATAGTCGGTCTGGATCTTCAGCACGCGCGGGTCTGTCGGGTCGGCCGTCATCACGTTTCGGACGATCTTCGCATGCACGTCGCCCTCTGCTTTGTCGAGCGCAATCACCAGACGCGCTTGCGGCGTGTCGTGGATCTCGTCGCGAATGTCCGCGCGTCCTCGAGAGAGCCACGTCTTGAACGTGCCTTCGGGGATGCCGAGCTGCTGGCGTGCGACGTATCGAAAGTTTCCGAGCCCCACGATGCGCGCGAGCTCTTCGATGGTCTTGTCGTCGAGCGTCGTCGGCTTCGTTTTGCGCAGGCCCTTGCTGGAGCCTCGCTTCTGCTTTTTCTTCGACTTGCTCTTCGCTTTGGCCTTCGCGCTGGTCTTGGTTTTTGCTTTGGCCATGGCGCTAGAACACGCCTTTCACGGTGAACATGCCGTTCGTCCAATCGACACCAGCGCCGCCGCCTGTGCCAAACGATGCGACGGCAAGATCGAACTGGCGACCGCCTGACGCGGGCAGCGGGTAACGTGCGCGGATCGTCACCGTCTTCTCGTAGGCGTTGGGCCGCGAACCGATCGGCGGGTTCGTGACGTTGGTGTTCGTCTCCGCTAAGTAAATCTCCATGGTTTTGATGGTCGCCCCGCCCAGGGTCGCGTCCTGCAGTTCGAACACGAATGTCACGAGCGAATCGGTGATGTTGCGAACGTCCGCGGTAAACTCCAGCTCGACGGCGCCCGCGAACTTTGGGTCGTTAGGAGCGCCAAGGCTGATGCTGTGCTGCACGGCAAGCGTACCTGACGATCGGGTTCCGCTGAGACCGTCGACGCTGTTGGCAACGAATCCGAACGCGCTGTCGTGGATGGCTCGAGTCTGCGAGGCGCGCCGGTAGAACAGAAGCGACGTGTTTGCGAGCAGGTCCGGCCACACGTCGCCGTCGAGCAGCGCCGCAGGGGCACCATCGCGGGGCACAAGACGCAGCGGCGCACGCTGGGTGCTCTGTGCCATGACGCCGTAACCGCTGAACGATAGGCCCATCACGCCGCTGGCGTCTGTCCCGTTTCCGAACACGCCCGCGTTCAGGAACTGCACCGGGTCGGCCCCTGCCTGCGTGTTGGTCCCGAAGACGCCGCCGGCGTTGCCTTGGTTCGCCGAGCCGCGGACGCCGAAGCTGTTGGGGTTCCCGAGCGCGCTCGTGCCGTCGACGCCGAACGTCCCGGCTCCTGTGCACGTACCGACCACGCCTGAGCCCGTTGCGCCCGCGATGCCCTGCACGCCCGCGCCCGTGCCGAAGCCCGTCAGCACGGCGCCTGAGCCGTTACCTGCGACGACATCGCCGGTGATCGCCGGACCCGTTCCGCTGTTGGTCGCGCGCACGCCCGGACCGCTGCCCGCGTTCGTCGCACGCAGCGCACCATCCGCGCCGCTATTGTCACAGGCGATCGCCGTGCCGGGTCCGCCGTTCGTGCTGACGTTGACCAACTGCGCCCCGATGACGTTCGTTCCGTCGAGCGATAGCAACGGGCCAGCGGTGCCCGGCGTGAGCGCGGCCATGGACAGGCGCACGATGTTGGTCGCGCCGCTCGAGTCGGTCTCGACGACGTGCGCATCCTCCTGCAGTGCGAACGCGCCGAAGCTGAGCCAACGCGCCCACGTCGACAGCGTGTTCAGTTCGCTGTTCGCGTACTCGGCGACGATGCCGGTGTCGGGAGTGAAGCCGACTCCGGTCGCAGTCGGGGCCGTGACTTTCGTCGCGTTTCCTGACCATGGGTCGGCTCCTGCCGGATAGTTAGTGGTCTGCGACCAGATATCGGGATTGCCTGCGGGCTTGATGGCCATTGTCTTGTCTCCTTAGCAGCTGCTGGTCACTACGAGGCCGGACCACTGGGCACAGTTTGCGACGGCGCCATGATGAGAACACCACACGCCGCCATTCGTGACAACGCCGCCGGGCTGCGAGTCCCAAAGATTGTCACCGGTGGGCGTCAGCACGACATATCCGAGCACGCCAGCGTAGATCGCCCGACACAGCAGGCGAAAGAGCACGGCGAACTCCGGGCCCGTCAGCACGACCGGGATCGTCAGCTCGAAGCTGTACGGTGGCACAAGCAGATAGTCGACCGTGCCCGGGACCGTACCGATAAACGTTCGCACCATCTGGAGAATCTGATTCACGCTGCCTGTCCAGTCTCCCTCCGTTTGACCCTGCAGGATCGTCGCCTGGATCTTCAGCAGCTTCCGATAGAACTCATCATCGGTGAACCCGGAGCGCGGCAA